TCCAGTTCCTGGACTTGAAGTAAAACGATATAAATTATATCCATATTGTGGTGTAAATGATAAATTACTAGTTCCACTTGTAAATCCAACAAATGACCTATCTTGCCAATATTTCAAAACTCCAGTTTTGTTGTCATATGAAACTACTTTACCAACAGCAGTTTGGCCTGTAGAAATTGTTTGAGTTATTACTGAATTTGCATTAAACGTTGCATTACTATATCCAGCACCAACTTTTAATGCATATGTATTACTTACTTTTTGTTGATTTAATATTGTTGTTGTTCCATAAGAGACTGGATTTTTTATTATACCAACTCTTGCTATTTTATTTCCAGTTATAAAGTCTGGATTTAAATCATCATTTTCAATTCTAGAATATACTAAAACATTTTTTGCCCCCAATTCTTGGTAAATATCAAATCCGTGCCCACCAGTAGGAGGAATAATCACATCAAATGTGGGTAAAATATTTCCAGTAATTCCAGCAGAATTTAAATCTACAATTCCATAGGTATATCCACTTCCTCCAGTTGTTACATCTATAGACTCTACTGTGGAATCATTTCCAACTACTATTGTTGCTTTAGCACCTGAACCATCACCTAAAATTGGAACATTAGTGTAAGTTTTTGCATTTCCTAAGCCACTTCCTCTATTTGTAATTGTTATTACTTTTAATTGTCCACTCTTAGATGCATCAGAATGTTCTCTGACCGAAGCGTTTTCTAAATTTGTATTCCAATCTTTAGGAACAGGAATAAAATTCAAAGAATCAAATTTAACCAAATCATTTGGTTTTATTGTATAAAGATATTTCCATATATATCCATCACCACTTAATCCAGCACTTCTTGGTTCCAAATCAGTGAATAATGGCTCATCCAAAGAAGGTTTACCTTTTGGATTTTCTGGGTCTTTACCATTATGTAAACAAATATAAACCCTATAATCACTATTCATTACATAAAAATTAGACTCATATAGACTTGTTCTACTTGAGGCAGTTGAAACTCTATTTACACTAATATCCTGGCGATACAAATCATATGTTGTTCCAGATTGCCATTCAATTCTTTTTACTACTTGCCTGATGTCATCATTATTAATTTTTTTCAATGCAACAACTGTATCCCAAATATCATTATAACTATCAAATGAATCTATTGGAGAAGAAGGATTTGTCTCCCAAGTAGAGCTGTAATCAGTAGCATTTGTTAAACCAACAAAAGAATAATAAGAATTTGAAGTGGAGGCAATAGATGTGATAAAATTTGCTGCACTTAATATTCTAAATTGATCTGTTATTATAGCTGACATTTACTTTTGTAATTTATTTGTATTTATTCTACTTTATATAGAGTTATAATTAGAATATCTTAGAGGATTATATCTTCTAACTATTGGAGTACTGTTTAAACCAACTACTCCGAAATTAGAATTTACTGTATATTGGTTTGAAACTGAACTAGTTTCTATTAATCCCCAACTATAATCACCATAATATGAACTAAAACCTAATCCTGTTAATCCATTATAGTTGGAAACACTAACAACAACTCTTGTTACTGCAGTATTTCCAACTCCATATACATCAGTTGATGCAGAAGATACGGAAATTACTTGATAAATGTTATCAATTCCAGTTGTTCCTATTCCTATAATTGATCCATTTCTTCTCAAAGAAGTAACCCCAAACCCAACTTTTGTATTTGAAACTTTGAGATAATAATCTTGTTTTATTTGACTTTGCGTTATTGTTGGAGTTACTACTGAAGAGTTTCTTAAATATGACTGTGGAATAAAGAGATCAAAAATTAATCCAGTTGAGGCAAATCCAACATTAGTTGTTCTTATTCCAGATATAATACCAAAATCTCCAGAATAAGAAACATTTTTTATCAATTCTTTCTTTAACTTTGGAGGTTCTATTAAAACTAAAGGAGGATTTGTAAATGTATATCCAAATCCAGAAGATGAAATTATCACAGATGAAACTGTACTGATGGATATATTAGAGTATGCTAATGCTTTTCCTGTAGTGCCTATTCCTATTGGATTTTCTATCGTTATTGATGGTGATGTTGTATATCCAACTCCACCATCAATAATAGATATTGATTGAATAGTTCCAGCAATAGATACAATTGCAGTTCCTATCGCACTAGATAAATTAGTAGTTTCAATAATTTCTACCTTAGAAATTATATCACTTGTAGTATTTTCTGCCTTAGAATCAAATATAGTTTTTAAAGTATCAACAAAAATTTGAGTTGTACCAATTCCAACAGACTGAATTATATTACATACAGGGAAAATACTTGGCTCATATATAATTCTACTTTTTCCAACAACAACACCATCAATCACAGTATCATTTCTTTGCTTACACCAATTTACAGGTCTAAGTAAATTTAAATCTGAGGTAATTCCAATTGAATTATATGGGCTTGTATTTACGGTATCTGGTAGTATAATATCAGTTACTGCACGATTTTCTTCAGATAAATTTAAATCATTTGAATATAGTTTCAAATCATCCCCAATTTTTACAGATTCTAATATATCAACATAAACTACATCCACATTTGGAGTTCCTTTATAAAAAATAATTTTACTTTTACTTCCACTTTTAGGAGCTTCAGAAAATTCTATATAACTTCCCCCATTAAAACTATAAGAAATTTCAGGTTCTTGTAGAACATCATTTATAAAAATTAGAAGAACAGAGCTTAAATCAATACTTGAATTTTTCTTTGCAATGATTGCAAATCTATTTCCATTGTCGGAAATTGGAAATTTTTTTCTAGTTCCATCAAATAAAGAACTAATATCATCTAATTTTTGAAGTTCTCCAATAGACCATCCACTAAATGAATCATTATAAATTCTATCAACTTTGATTGAAAATTGACTAAATGGTTTTGATGTATCTGTAGGGATTCCAGTCAACCCTCCAGATTGAACTGTTAATATATCTCCAACATTGTATGAGTACCCATAATTTTTAATAGTAAAATCAATTATACTCGACCCCTGTCCAACTACAATATCAATTTTTGCTTGAGAACCAATACCACTACTAGATGTAGTATGTATTAAAGGTAAATCTGAATATGATAATGGAGCGTCAAAAACTACTTTTGGTGGATTTGATGATGTGTATCCAATACCAGGATTTGTGATTGCAACACTAACGATATTCCCATTAGTTACTGTTGCCGTTCCGATATATTGTATTTTTGGAGTTCCTGAACTAAATGTTTGAACTCCTACTCTCACTATTGGTTGAATTGATTTTCTGTATCCAGAACCACTATTTCCAATACTAATAGACTGTATTGTTCCAGATATAGAAACTATTGCAGTTCCCCCCGCAGATACTAAAGGTTGGTATCCAAAACCACTACTAGAACCTACCGAAACAATAATACCACCTCTAGGGACATTTGAATTATTTGGATCATATAAAGCAGATGTTGCAGTTCCAGTAAAGTTTAGTTTTGTTTGGGATGAAATTTCAGATAAATTGTAGTCATCTTCGGGATTCTGAAAAATATTATTCACCAATATTATAGAATTATATGAAGATATTCCACTAATATTTTGATTTTTTGATGTTAAATTAAATTGTTTATTTACTGCATTAAAATTTTGACTTATATCATCAAAAATATAGTTATTTTGATATGTTTCTTGATTTGAGTTTGAAATTCCAGATCTTATAAAAACCCTACCTTGAAATGATGACCTAATATTGATATCTCCATTGATTGGATCATATAATGGACCATATGGGGCATCTGAAAAATATATCGTATTATCTATAATATTGTAATTACCTTTTAATTTTGTAATAAGAGAATTGCTTTTGTGTGTAGAAAGACCTGTTCCCATAAAAGGTCTTAGTACTGCAATATAATTCGTACTCCCAACTCCAACTGACGAAATTTTCATAATTTCGTCATCTATTTTTATCAAATCTCCAGCAAAAAATGATGTTATACCAGAAAAATAAGTTATGGTATCTATTAAACTTAAATTATTTAATAATACTGATGTTACTGAAGTTGAAACAATAGGAGATTGAATAATATTATCAATTAAAATTATTGATTTTGAATTTTGATTTGTTGCAGTTACAAAATGATTATTTCCAACTCCAACTGAGGTTAAATTTATTAATTTTGGTGGTGATGATAGTGCATCAATTGATGATGTACAAAATCCTATGAACTTATTATCAAACTTGTATATGTAAAGGTCTCCACTTAGTTTATTTGTAGTTCCTACACCTACAATAAAAGTTTGTGCTATTCCTATAGATCCTAAAGTTGAATATTGTTCATTATTGGAAGATGATTGTTTAGAAAAAGTAACAGCAACACCAGAATTTATTTGAGAACTAATTGTACTTGATAATGATACTATATTTGAACTTATATTTGTTATTGGAATATATCCTTGAGATGTAGATTTAAAGTAATCATTTACGGTTATCCCAAGAACAGAAGATAAACTAATTTTATTTGTTCCCACTCCAGCAATTGCTGTAGTTTGTGTGGTTAGTATATCAATATATTTGAATGCTTCCGATCTATATACTACTTTTTCACCACTTACGAAAAAGTGATTTGGGATATAAATTAAATTATTATTTAAATCAACACCTTTTTGGTTTAATAATGCATATTCTACACTGCCATCAAAAGTCTTTTGAAATATTGGATTAAAATTATGATTTAATAGAAAATCTTTTTTAAAGTTAATATCACTGGATTGAAATTTACTTGATCCAGTAGATAACTCTGCATTTTTAAAGTTTATAGAGTTTGGAAATGATGAAAATTCAACATATGAAGCAGAATGTTGAAGTAAAGTAATATCTACATTAATATTTGGTAATGGTGTAAATAAAAGTTCTAGATTTGAAGATAAATTTGAATCAAATGTTCCCAACGAGTTTTGATTATAAACATTTCCATATTCAATTAGGTATGAATCTAAATTATCATTGAGTACAATTACTTCAGATAATTGTACTGTATTATTTGTTTTATCTGTAATTTGAATCAAAAAATATCCAAAATTATTATTTAAAGTTTGTGTTGCAATTATTGATGAAGATGGTGTAGAAGATGATGCTATGGAGACATTTTTAGATGAAATATCTGCATATTTTAATGTTTTAGTATCGGTAGCATTAAAACTAGTATTGGCAATTGACACTGCAATAACATTACTTGTTAAACTTTCATTTGCATTGGAATAAAAAATTAAATCCAAATCAGAACCATTTAAAATAATTGAATATGTTCCAATTCCAACTTGATTTAAATATGAATTAGTTGATAATGTTATTCTACCATATTCGGAAAATGAAATATCAGAACCATTTGCAACTAAATTTATCTCATTATATTCATAATTATTTCCGGTATCTGAAGATATTTCAATTAAAATCTTTGACGAAGTAAAGGTTGATGGTATCTTATATAAAACAGAAGATGCCCCTATGCCAATATTTGAATGATTTGATCTAATATTTACAGTATTTCCAAATGTGTAATCATCATAGTCCAAAATATTTTGTTTTGTATCATAAGATATGAAATTGTAGGAATATTCATTTCTTCCATCCAATGGAACGAACTCTATTGTTGCCTGGTCTTTAACTTTAATTATGTCAAAGTTTCCAATTTCATCAATGGTAAACATTTTACCATATTGGTTTGAATATATTTCAGCACCATCCGTTAAAATGGTAATGACTGAAGAC